TTAACTTCTAAAAAAATCATTTACTTCTTGTTTGTACGTATAAAAAAAGCTTGGAATTTGGCTTGGTTCCAATCCTTTTGCAGCGTATTTGCTGATGGATTCGTAGTACCATTTCTGCTTTTCGAATCCTCTTTTAAAGCTATTCCAAATCGTATCTCCTTGCTGATCGTAGCTTTCTTTTAAAGACCGTAAATTGTCTAATTTATCTGCTACAATTAAAGATTTCACTTCAAGAGAACCAGTTTTCACAATTTGAATTGTATGCTGTTTACGTTCTTCCCAGCTTTTTGATTTGTTTTCTGTATGAGCTTCAACAATCCCCGCTACCTCTAAACCAAATCTTTGTACAATTTCTTCGAGTGTTACACTTGTATCTTCTACAGCATCATGCAGATAAGCTGCTGCAATTACTTCTTCACTAAAACCCGCTTTTTCTAAAATATTACCTACGTTAATAGGGTGAACAATATAAGGTGTATCGGACAGCTTGCGCATTTGGCCGCTATGAGCGTGTTCTGCATATCTAAGTGCTTCTTTTATTAAAGACATCATATTCCTCCACTTTTTTTTATACAGTATATCTTCATATTATTAGTATGAAGTACATACCTTTAATAATTTTGAAATAACAACGTTTTTTAGTTGTTTTTTTTTTATGTTGACCACATTTTGACCACATTTATTAGAAGTTGGTAAACGGCGGGGAAGTAACCAATTGCCGCTTAGCTATGTTCTTGCATGTATTCACTGAATTTCTTAGAAGCATTATTTTTCATTTTATTTGTTACGTGAGCATAAATATCTCCAGTCATTTTAATACTAGAGTGTCCTAGACGTTCTTGAACTTCTTTTAGACTTACACCAGCTTCTAATAATAAAGTAGCATGGGTATGACGCAAATCATGAAAACGGAGTTTAGGAACACCCGATTTTTTGATAATACGATTAAAGATTTTGGCCAGTGTTGCAGAGTTTATGGGTTGTCCATTCTTACGGCTAAAAATGAGATTTTCAGCACTATATTGAGGTCCATATAGCAATTTAAGTTCGTTCTGTCTTTTTTTATTTTGCATTAATATATGCAATGTTTCATCATCAAGTTTAATTATACGATTAGAGGACTCTGTTTTGAGAGAGCCATAGGAATAAGTTCCTCTAAGGTAGGTTTGATTCCGTTGAACATGAAGGGTACCATCCGTAAGATCAACATCTTCCCATTTTAACCCTAATACTTCTCCTCGTCTTATTCCAGTATAAACACAAACAAAAAATAATGCGAAGTAGTGTAGATCCTCATCCTTTGCAAATTGTAAAAAACGATGAATTTCCTCTCTTTTCCATACTGTGTACTTACGCTTTCTCTCTTTAGGTAGATCAACTTTGCGTAAGGGATTCTTTAGAATTAAATCCCAATCAATTGCTTTTTCTAGGGAGGTATTCAAGATATTATAAATATATTTGATATATCTCTCTGAAAGTTCTTGATCTAAAAGGTGATTGAAAAATTTTTGACATACAGTTCCGTTTAAATCCCTTAGTGCTAGGTGACCTAAAATGGGGAGTATACGAAAGTTAATCACATTTTGATAGTGGTCAAAGGTAGTATCTTTAACTTTGCGTTTAGCAGCCATTTCAAGCCATTTAGGTAGATACTGATTTAGAGTCATTTTGTTATCTATAATGTTTAATCCGTTTTCTAATTGTGTTGATAATTCTTTTGCTGCATTTTCTGCTTCTTTTTTAGTAGCAAATCCTCTTCTCGTCATTTGCTTACGTTTGCCGGTTAATGGATCAACACCAGTTTCAATAGTAAACGACCATGTATAACCTGATTTTGCTTTTTTAGATGGAACTTTACGAAAATAAGCCATAGAATTAAAGCCTCCTTAAAAAATATATTTAGAAATTGCATTATTAAACAACCACAGTTAGCTATAACATAAAAATCACCTCCAAATAGGGAATGTACGTTCTGTTTTAAAGCTAAAAGAAAAGCCCAAGATAGGGCGTTTCGCAAAATAGCATTATGAAATTTCTTGTAAAAGTTCTTGTTCTAAAGTTAATGATTTTCTATAATCCTCAGCCTGTGCCATTTTTGTAAACTCAACTGTTTTATTATGATTTTTCTTAACAAGATTTTCAATTTCTTGAAGGCTTACTCTAAAGAATTCTTTTCTGTCATTTACTTTATTTACTTTTCTATGGGCTAAAGCTTTGTGGATAGCATTTTCAAGGCTTGGAGCATCTTCACTAAAAATCATAGCATGAACATCAAATATAAAGGGAACTGATGCATCTCCTAATTCTTTCACACGATCCATAGGCTCTAAGCGTCTAGTCATTCCAATTTTATAAACATCCTCTCCAAAAGAACCTATATTTGAAATGATGTAAACATATCCAGCTCTTGTATTTTGCACACGATATAGAACATCTTCTTTATTTTTCTTTGTTTCTTCAAGCTGCCTTTCTAATTCTCTGAGTTTAGCTACCAATTTTTCTTTTTCATTCTCGTTAGAAGTTGAAAGTTGCTCATTCATCTTTTGAATAGCTTGAACGAAATGCTTTTCTTCTTTTTCAACTTTTTCTTTCGCTTTTTCAAGCTCTTTCAAAGCTTTTGCTTCTTCACGCATGCGCTCTTTAATAGCTTGCTGTTCTTCTTTTTCTTCTTGCTTTTTCTGTTCAAATTCGTATTTTAAGTACAACTCCTCAAGCTTTAAGTCCAGGTATTCTCTTCTAATTGATACGCGTTGCATATCAGTAAGTTTATTTAAATCTTCATACACTTTTTTTATTCGTTTTTCGTTAGCTTCTATATTGTTGAATTTTACCTTCGAAATGGCATTATCACATTCATTGTTAAAAGCTCTTAATATCAATTTAACAGTATCAAGAATAAATTCTTTTCCTTTTTTCTTGTCATCACCAATTGTCCATTCTAAAGAGTGATGTGTAGCCTGTTTGTCTTTGACTAATTGTTTTTGACGGTTTCGGATCTCATCTAGTTTTGCTTGATAAGCTTCTGATGTTTCAAAATCATATTTAGGCTCATAGAATCCAAATGACTGCATCAATAAATCGTCTTTCAATATTACCAATTCATCTTGTACCGCTATTGTTTCGTTAATAACATCTTGTTTTTTTGATGTTAAGTCTTCAATTTTCTCCACTATTTTTTGCTTAGCTTTTGCTAATGTAGCAACAGAGTTAATTTCTTCATATTCATTAATTAACTTATCTTTTTTAGCTACTAATTCTTCAATCTCAATGTTTAACTTTTTTTCTGTGTCGTCTAAACCAGAAAGAATGTTGAGGTGCTTTAATTCTTCAATGATACTTTGTCTTTGAACTTTTAAATTATCAATTTCAGCATTTAATTCATTTAATGCAGCATTAGCATCTAAAATCTGATCAATATTACTTTCTTTCCATTGATTTTGAAAAGCCTTTAAAGCTTTATGTCGTTGAATAATAAGGATGATTGCAATAATAGGTGGAATCACTAGGATCCAACATGCAAATAAAACTCCTATAATCCAAGGTGAGTGATACCATTTTTCTGTATACATTCTTAGTCCTCCTCAATTAGTTATAACATCGATGCCAATTCCTGATACTTCATCTAACCTGCAAGTGTATTGAATGTTATCTTCTTGAAAAAAAGAATGAAGGTTATAGATTCATCTTCTCTAGAATTCCAAAAGTTTATAAAAAGAGGTCAATTTAATAATCTGTATCTCTAATCTTGAACATCATATTCAACATTTGAAACGGAAAAATCCACATGATCGATCTTTTTCACTTCACTAGAAGGGATGCCAGGGAAACCTAACTGCAAACCTGTGCTTTGTTTTGGTCCTAGAGTTATAGTTTCATCTGAACTAAGGAATAAAGCACCAAGAAAATTATTATCTTTATCGAAGACACCTGCTCCAGCTTCTACATTAAAAGCATCTTTTTTAGAATTATTTTGTAGAAGACCAGTTACATCTGCAGTTCCTCCCCAATTATCTAAATCTACATTTGCTTTCCCATTTTTCACTTTTAATTCGGTAATATCTACAAGAGACATATCTACTACAGTAGGATTAACATCAACTTGAATATCTTTTATATCTGGACTCGGTATGTTTGGATCAACTTGCAAACCTATATAAGATACTTGACCAGATTTCAGTACTGAAGGGGCGAAACTACGTCCAAGAGTACTAGAGCTAGTATCTGTTTGTATAACTGAACCATCTTTATCCAGAGAAGTAATTCTGAAATTTGATATATCGACAGTTGTTTTGCCCGTATTTTTGATCATTGCAAAAATGCTTAGTTGTTCCATATCACCTATAGACTCATCTGTCCATAGATAAAACCTTTTGTCCATAACTTTTACTTTCGCTTCATTTTGAGTGGCTTCAGTTTGTTGGTTCCCTGGTTCAGTTTGCTCTTCGGAATTAGAATTCTGTGAAGTTGAAGCTTCTTCATCTTCACAGCCGGCTAGAAGTAATCCCATTGATAGAACTGCACTGCCAAATAACATTTTCTTTTTCATAGTACGACCACCATTCGGAATTTTATAAGGTTAAAAAGTACGTTAAAATAGTACCATTAAAATCTCAAAAATATATAAAAATAAGATATTTTCCCAATAAAAGAGAATAAAAAAATATCTTCAGCTAACAATTTAAAATAATAGGCACTGAAGACCTGAACTGCTGATTTCTCTTATATGCTTGTCGAGCTTGTATCGCATTTAATCTTGCCACACACACTTCAATAGGTACTCCAAATAGCTCTGAAGCATGCTTTAAAGAATGCTCACCTGGTTTTAAATGCTTTAGCATATGATAAGGAATTGCAGCATACTTAACGAAATTTCGAGCCTGGTATTCTTGCAATTCAAAAAACATTTGAGGCATCTTATCCTGCCCATAAACGTGTCTTAGCACATGGCATAACTCATGATAAAAATTTTCCTTTTGTTTCAAAGGATCAATTCTATCGTCTAGACGTATTAAATGGATCCCAGCCCATTCACCAGAAGCAGAATCTGTTGGATGAGTACCAACTAAAAAACCAAATTTTTGGGATAGATTCGATATTGTTAAATCTTTAGGGCACAGAATATTCCTTTTAATATATTCATTCGAAATCCATTCCTCTAGATGAGTAGGAACATATTCTAAATCCATTTAAACTCCTCCTTGAAAAGTAGTGATATGAGAAAGTATGTTCTTATTTTAAGTAAAAAAATAGGGCACTTTAGCACAAACAAGAACCCAATCATATCCCAATCACTTTCTCACTCACTGAAAGCTGTTAAAGTCTTATGTACCATGGGATTCAGAGATTATTGAAAAAGAAAATCTCAATCACTTTCTCTCACAAATCCCAATCACTTTCTCACTCTATATTAATAACAGAATTTATTAATAACAACATTATAACTTGAAGAACAAGACGCTTATGCAATTTGTTCAAATAGTTACTTTTTTGCGTCTTGTTCTCTTTGCCAGAGATAAAACTCGATCTCTTTTCGTATTTGCTTTTTTAATTCTTGCATTTCTTTTTCAGAAAGACCTGTTAGATCATATCCCCAAAAACCATCAAGAACTTGCTCATCATCTTTAAGGGAGTCTCCTTGAGGATCATCAGTACGACCAATGAGATAATCTACTGTCACATCGAAGAAGTCAGCTATCTTAGTCAGCGTTTCATAATCGGGTTGTCTTTTACCTTGCTCATATGCTGTATAAGCAGGACGTGTTATCCCTAAGTAATCAGCTACTTTTTGCTGTGTAACGTTTTTCTTTTTTCGTAGAGATGTTAAACGTACAGAAAACATTAATTTCACTCCTTTCGATAGGTTTATTTTAATGTAACGGATAGTTACTTAAAACCGATTGTAACGAATTGAAACATTTTTTCGTTTTTTTATTGACAAAGTAACGAAATGACACTATATTTAATGTAACACTTCGTTACTAAAACAACCAGAAAGGGGTTAAGAATATGAGGGGATGGCTAAAAGTAATTCGAAATGAAAAGAATTTAACACATTCAGATGTGGCAAAGCAGGCTAATATAGAACGTGCCTATTACACCATGATCGAATCAGGGAATCGAAAACCTAGTGTGAAAGTTGCTAAATCAATAGCAAATACACTTGGGTTTAGCTGGACCATTTTTTTTGAATAAAGTAGTAACGTATCGTTACAAACTGCTGAATTAGCAAAAACATCTAGCTTAACCTAGAAGGCGATGAAAGTGAACTTAGAACAAAGTAAAGGCAAAGCCGCCGTGGACGCGACGGCTAAACCAAATCAAAACCTAGATGCATTAGAGAGGCTTATCGAAATAATGGTGGGAATTGTTGTTAAGTAGTGTTCATTCTTTTACGGTCTTTAATTAGAGCTTCAGCTTGTTTAATTATTTGGTTGTAACGATGTTCAATTTCCTCATCGGTTAATTGACCTTGTGTATGGTGAATTAAATGTTTTGTACTTTTTCCTCTAATTGCACGATTGGCTTTTCGTTGAATTACTTGTCTTCGAGATTCAGACAGGTACAAAAAATGAACAACGTTGGTGCTTTCGGTTGCTTTTAAAAGATAGCGACCAAACCTTTTGGTATCGTCACTACCCTTGGAGTAGATCATAGTATAACTTTTTTCTTCAAATACTTGCTCGAAATATTCAAGGTACCGAAACCATCGATCAGTTTGATCAAGAGCAACCATTCTTAAGTTGATAATCTGTAAATCAAATTTTTCAAAATCTTCATCTGAAATTTGTGGGCGTAAACTTTCTAGAATGCTATCAAATTTGTCTGCAAGTACTAAAGCACGCTCTTCATTTCTAGTTCTAGATAGAATTTGCCTGAAAGAATTCCAATAAATTGGATCGCTTAATAACTGTATGAATTCTTTTTGAAGCAAATGATCATTTGAAACACTATTTATATTTGCAAGTAAATTTTTCAAGCGTAAACTCTCCTATCTACATGAATTGAAGGACTTTCACTCGCCAAAGCACCAGTCCTTCTGAATCCATAATTCGACAGAGAGTAATTAAACCCTACAAATCTATTGGGAAATGATTGCCTATGGATTGGCTACAAGCATTTAAAATCTGGTTCGCAGTCATAACATTCAACATTTTTGTTCTAGGGCTAGGTTTTCATCTGTTTCAAGAATCTATTAAATCAATCAAACGAAAAGGTGGTATTCACAAATGGGTAATTCAATCAATGTCTCCATCGACATGACGCCGCTTATGGAACGGTTAGAAAGTCTTGAAAGACGCTTAGAGAGGGCAAATTCACATAACAGTGCTTGGGACTCACGCCCACCATTAATGTCTGTAAAACAGACAGCTGAGTTCCTAGGAGTTAGTGAGAGCCAAGTCTATGTTTTATCTCGTCGCAAAGGATTTCCGTGTACTAAAGAAATCGGCGGATTAAAAGTAACTACTCACATGCTTAAAATTTGGGTTGAACGCCACACGGAATGGGTTGAAGATAACACTAATTTTTTCAGTGAAAACGCTATGTAATAACGGGTTTCTAGTATAAGGGTAACATGCAAATAAGCCATAAAAACAGGCAAGAAATATGGCTGAAATATTAGAAACTGACAATTGAATATGACAAGGAGAGGTAGCTATGAAAAGAAAAGCAAACCTAGGAGAAATCTTGAAGGAACAAGGGAAAACCCAAATGGAATTTGCAAATGAAGTTGGCTATGATCAATCCACGATTTCTAAATGGGCCACTGGTAGTCGTGCTATCGCTAAGGAAGCAAAACCAATTCTAGCAAGGGGTATCGATAGCTTTAAATACTACATCGGAACTATGAAAGAAACAGCAGGAATTTCATTAACTCCTTATATGAACGGAGATCGAATACACAGGGATATTGCTTCTATGCGAATGCTCGTTGAAAAGGAGCGCAGAGAAGCAGAGGAGTACTGGAACAAAGATTTCTGGCACATTCCAGCTGATCACGCTAATGAGATTGAGCGCGAAGAGGTTAGACAGTTCGTAAAGGAGTATTCAGAAAAGCTTGCAGCTGAATTTAATCTACTTGCTGTCGTATGTGAAAGATACGGTTTTTCTTTAAAACAGATTGATCAGCAGCTAGAAATGACCTTGAAGTCAAGGGGGTTAGTTAAGTGAGTATACAAGCTTTAAACATCTATGATCGGGCAAGAAAATTAGAAGAAGCCGGATGGACGGTTATTGAGTCTATTGATTTGAATGCAAATATGCAAGAGCTACAGGAAGAAACATTTGACACAGTGCTTGCAGCTAGAGAAGTTCAAAAACAGTCATTAAGTAGAGTAGAAAAGATTGTAGCAGATATGAAAACTAAAGGGTTCGATGTTGATATAGTGAAACGTTACCTCAAAAACAAGGAGGAGACAAGCTATGTATAAGTTGCCAATGATGAAAGCCAGTGAAGTCAGCAAGTGGTGTAAAACGTTGAAAGGAAAGCCAGTGTTGCTTTTAGATATAGAACGTCGAATTCGGCAAAACATGTGGGCAAATAAAAAGACAGTCAGCTAATTGGGATAGCTCACTGCCTTAAACATAATACAAAATGTGTATCTAAATTATACCACATTACATAAGTGGGCGACAAGCATTGTTCTTGTCGTCATGGTCAGGAAAATCCTTTATCTATCGGTCCTTAACCGTAAAGGCACAACTCATTTTCCTGGTCATGACGATGTGAGCAAATAGCATCAGAAAGTAGGTGAATAACATGCATTTAGAACATCCTGAAATCACTCAAGTAAACCGTACAGGCTATGCAAATATGATAGCTCAATCTGAACATGCTGGAGTTGATTATTTCGGAACTGAAATTCTTATTGGTGATGAAATCGTAACGGATGATAACACAGGTGAAGTAGTTTTAAAAGATGATTTAGAAAAGTACTTGGAGGAAGAGTACGGCTTCAAATTTACAACAGCAGAATAAAAAAGCCTGCACGGCCAGGTGCAGACTTTAAATGTTAAAGAATTTTAAGGTACTTACAGTTTATTAAAAAACTTTATAAAAAGCAAATGGATGGTGATATCAATGCAAGCTGAAATCTTAATACCTACATCCAATATGAGTGAAGCTGAATGGTTGGAACATCGACAAAAAGGCATTGGCGGATCAGATGCTGGTGCCATTGCTGGATTAAGTAAATGGAAATCACCAATTGGAGTTTACCTTGATAAAATCGGCGAATCACCTTCTGAAAGTAGTAGCAGCGAAGCAGCCTATTTCGGGCATGTTCTTGAAGATGTCGTGGCACAAGAATTTTCCAAGCGAACAGGTTTAAAAGTTCGAAAACGTCAAGCGATACTTCAACATCCAAAACATAGCTTCATGCTAGCTAATGTAGATCGTTTAATCATTGGCAAAAAAGAAGGACTGGAATGCAAAACAGCTAGTGAATATCTGAAAAATGATTGGGAAGAGGAAGAAATTCCACCACAATACTTGATTCAGTGCCAGCACTATATGGCTGTCACTGGCTATGAAGCATGGTGGATTGCTGTCTTAATCGGTGGAAATAAATTTGTTCATAAAAAAATAGAGCGTGATGAAGAAATTATTAACTACCTGATTGAGATTGAATCTGATTTTTGGAACAATCACGTTCTTAAGAAAAACCCTCCTGCATTTGATGGTTCGGAAGCTTCAACAAATTTATTGAAAGCAATGTATCCAGAAGGGGATGGTAGCTTAGAGCCTGTTGAATTAGCTCCTGAAGCATCTGACTTAATTTCAAACTATGAACAAGCAAAATTAGAAGAAAAAGAAGCTTCTGAACGTCGTAAAGAGGCTGAAAATAAATTGAAATCATTACTGGGAGAACGCGAAGCAGCATATACAAGTGATCGTTTAGTTACTTGGAAAACCATTAGTAGCTCACGTGTTAACTCCAAGTTATTAAAAGAAAAATATCCAGAGGTTTATGAAGAAGTAGCTTCAAGTTCGTTATCTCGTAGATTCGGAATTAAATAAGGAGGACATAAAATTGGCAACTAACAATTCAGTTAAAAATCAATTAGCGCAACGAAAAAACAGCGTAGCAAAAACGGAGGACACAGGTTTTCAAGGTCAGCTAGCTACAATGTTTAAGCAACAATTTAAAGCAATCACTTCTATTGCGCCTAAACACGTTACTCCTGAACGTTTAATACGTATCGGGATGAACGCAGCGAGTCGTAACCCTAAATTAATGGAATGCTCTCCGGAATCAATTGTAGGGGCTGTCGTTAACTGTTCAGTACTTGGCGTTGAACCTAACCTATTAGGCCATGCTTACATCGTTCCTTTTTACAATGGATCTACAAAACGTATGGAAGCACAGTTTCAACTAGGTTATCGAGGTCTTATCGATTTAGCTAGACGTACAGGCGAAATTACAAGCGTATACGCTCATGAAGTATATGAAGGTGACGAGTTCGAATATAGCTATGGTCTAGACAAAGATTTAAAGCATAAGCCTATCGGCGAAGAAGATGAAAGTAAGATTACTCATTTCTATGCAGTGTACAAATTAAAAGACGGAGCTTTTGACTTTATTGTAATGAGCCGTAAGCAGGTAGAAAAGCATAGAGATCGTTTTACGAAAAGTCAAAAGAACGGCAACGTATTTGGTCCTTGGAAAGACCACTTTACTGAAATGGCTAAGAAAACAGTTCTTATCAAGCTTTTAAAAACGGCTCCTATCTCAATTGAACAACAAGAGACGAGAACAGTTATGGAAGGCTTACAATATGATAATTCTGTTAGCAAGGTCAAAGAAGGACAATTTGGTGATGGATTTATTGATGCTGAATATCAGGTTGAGGAAGATATGGAAAACACCCAACCTCAGCAAGAAGCACCAGAAGAAAAGCCAAGCGCCTTTGACTTTGGAGGAGAGCAAATCGATATCAAAGATGAGGATTTACCTTTTGATAAATGAGAGAAGAACGCATAGCATTCCCTCATTGTTATAAGTTTTTATCAAAGAATAAAAAGCAATATGAAAGCTATATACAAGCTTTTCTAAAGTTATATCATCCGGATCTGAAAATGGTCCAGATTGAAAAATACTACGTGGTTTGCACCAAGAAATAATGCCTAAAGGGGTGAGTACGGGGCATGAGTCAACTTACAACGGGGTTTGTTATTCAGCCCCGGCTGGCTTTTCAAAATAAACGAGATCAAGTTTTATACAACTTCCTTGTTAGTGAAGCTAACTTTGTCTCTAATACATACTGTGAACGTGGACAACTGAGAGCTAGAGTAAAGGATTTAGCTGAGATTTTTGGTCATAGCGAAAATATTATACGAGCTTGTATTAATCGCTTAGTTGAAGAGGGCTTTATTGAAAAGAAACGGTTAAAGGGCAATGAAGGGCTGTTAATTACAGTGGTCAACTATAGTGAATATCAAAGTCTAGAAACCTATCAAAAGTCGAAGGAGCCCAAGATAGAGCCTCCTAAAGAGTTGGTTCAACTAGTAGGAAGTGAAAACAGTCCTTTTGATCAAATAGAAAATAAGTTCATTCAGCAAAGAGGCTCAGGGCTCAATATAAGTGCCTCAGATGCTCAATCGATTCATGAAGTGTTAAGCCTAGATATTCCTTTAGAAACGATTCTAGAGTGGATGGATACAATCTATGCGCACTATATCAAAAGGAATAACGGTCGAACGATTAGGGCTTTTAAATATTACGAAGAAGCCATTAAGACTCAACAGCAAAAGCTACAGCAGCCTAAAACGAATGTTACACCTTTTCCAAAACCGAAAAAGGAAAACAGCATTGATGCACTAGCAAGGTTTGCTCAAAAGCACGGGGTCAAGTTAGGAGGGATACAAGATGGAAATACATGAGGCGTTAGATATTCTGCAAAGAATAGCAGCTTCCTACACACAGTTTGATTTGACTGGTGAAATCGGAGAGCGACGAATTGAGGTTTGGTCTTCACATCTAATGCAAATGCCATATAAGCCAGTTTTAGAGCGAGTGAATCAACATATTCTACGTGAAAAGTTTCCGCCAACCATTGCTGAAGTTTCGGTTAAAGTCCAAACAAATAATGAATTCTTGGACGAGCAGTCCCAATGGAGAGAGCAAGTCAAGCAAGAGAAAAAAGCAGGTAATCATAAAACATTTGTTGATCACCTGTCGCCAGAATTACAGAAAAAGTACGGTTCCTTTTTAAGGAAGTGAGGGTGAAAACGTGGAGTATCAATTAGGGGTAGAAAATATCGAAGCAGAACAAGCTGTTTTAGGTTCAATCTTTCTTGAATCGGATTTGTTAGACGAAGCAATTTTACAAGCACAGCAGTTTTCAAAGCCATCCCATAAAACTATTTTTAAGGCGATGAGAGAGGTTCAAGAAGCTAACAAGCAAGTAGATATGGTAACTGTCGTAACACAACTAGGAGAAGCTATTGAGCAAGTAGGAGGGGTTTCCTATCTAAGTGATTTAGCAAATGCTGTTCCGACTACAGCGAACTTCAAAACCTACGAGCAAATGATTCTAGAATCTTATCGAGTCAGAGAAGCACGGAAATTAGGAGCCAAATTAGCAACTGTTACAAGCGAAGAAGAGGTACCAAATATTCTTCAATTATTAGGTGAATTACAGGATATCAAACGAAAAAAGAATCGTACGAAAAGTGATGTTCTCGCAGATATCTTCTCTGATATGAGTACTCCAACGCAAGGACTCACAGGCATAGATACTGGATTAGATGACTTGAATCGTATGACTGGTGGTTGGCAAGGTGGAGATTTAATTATTGTGGCTGCTCGTCCGAGTATGGGGAAGACTGCTTTTGCTTTAAGTTTAGCCCAGGCGAATTGTGAAAAAGGCGGCGTGTCCGATATCTTTTCACTTGAAATGTCTGATACACAGCTAGTTAAGCGTATGTTGTCCGGTCTTGGACGGGTAAACGGCAAGAAATGGTCTAATCCATTTGAAGAATTTACGAATGAAGATCATGAAAACATGGCGAATGCCATTGGTCATTATGAAAAATGGGATATCAATATTCACGATGAACCTACTCAAACAGTTTACGATATTCGTTCAAAAATAAAAGAATCATTCAAGGAACATCCAGATAAAAAACATTTAGTCATTATTGATTATCTGCAACTCATTTCATCGGTTGGAAAGTTTGAACGTAAAGACTTAGAGATCGGTCATATTTCAGGCATGTTAAAGAAAATTGCACGTGAATTTAATGTACCTGTCATTGCCTTATCACAGCTTTCCAGAGGAGTAGAACAACGTCAGGATAAGCGTCCGATGATGTCCGATATTCGTGAGTCAGGAAGCATTGAACAAGATGCAGACGTTATCAGCTTTTTATACCGTGATGATTACTACAATAAGGATTCAGAAAATCCAGGCATTACAGAAATTATCTTAGGGAAGCAGCGTAACGGCCCAGTAGGTACGGTACAAACGTTATTTAGAAAAGAATATGGCCAGTTCCTCAACTTATCACATCAGCTAGAGGCTAATATGGAGGCTGAGTTAATTGGATGAAAATCAGGTATTTGAAGAAATGAAAAAATACTATAAACAAACAAAAAAAGTGATGGACCCTCATATATTTCAAGAGCAGTTCTCAGGGGCTGTAACATCACAAGAAGCAACATTAGGTATTTTGATGTTCGACCAATATTTAGACAGTGAGGTGAGAAAGCATGGCGCTACTGGGTAAGGCCGTTCGGCAACGTCAGGATTTCTTAATTAATGAATTAATGAGATACGGCTACTTTAAGACATCTAATGGTAGACAATTGTATGAACTGAATTTATCTGAGTTAGAAGCGATTCATATTCAAGTGAAGTCTATTTTTGGAAAGCAATTAGAAAAAGGAGAATGATGAAATGGTTACATTCACGGTATATGGAGAGCCAGTCGCTCAAGGACGACCAAGAGCAAGTACTCGAGGCGGTTTCGTTAAAATGTATGATCCGCAAAAATCAAAGGATTTCAAACAGTATGTAAAGCTAGTTGCTTCTGAATACAAGCCAGCTCAATTGTTTTCAGGTCCTTTACAGCTTGATGTGAAAGTATTCAAGCCAACACTTAAGTCTTTTAGTAAGAAGAAGAAAATTGAAGCAGAGCAAGGCATATTACGCCCTGTCAGTAAGCCCGATGTTGATAACTATGTAAAAGGCATTAAAGATGCTTTAAATAAAGTCATTTGGAATGACGACAGCCAGATTGTTGATTTGCATGTAAGTAAATTTTATTCCGAAACACCTCGTATTGAAGTAGCTGTACAGATGCTTGAAGTGCAGCAAGAACAAATGTCTTTACTATCAAACTAAAATTCTAGGAGGAAATTAATTATGTCATATGCAGAATTCAATCCAGTGGTTAAAAAGGTAAATCTTAAAGCAGATGGTAAAAAGGAAATCGTTCTTGAAATCGGTGATTCTGGTTTAGATGGAAAGCTTGATACATTAGCAAAAATGATTGGTTGCAAAGTAGAGTGCTCTATTGAATCTCAAGTAGTTAATTATAATGTCATGTTGAACGCTCAAACGAATGAACCTCTTAAAACGTATAAAGTTGATAACAAAGGCGTTGTATCAGAAGTAGAGCCAGCAGCTGAACAGATTGAAGCAGATCTTGGTTTACCTAAAGAAAAAGTGAAGACAGTAGAAGAAAAACAGGAAATTGAGTTGTCAGTAGTTGATGAATTCATTTCAAGTGGTCTTGCTCCACAATTTGAAACGGAATTTGCTTATGACATTCCTCAAATCATTAAACGGAAAAATGACGGTGAAACGTATATGAAGATTGCAAATGAATTAAATATCTCTTCTGGTACCATTGTTGATTTGGTTGATCAGTATCGAGCTAAGGTTGCTCCTTTAGCTGAGAAGTGGAAGGAATGGAAAGATAGCCGAGATGAGCAATCAGAAGAGCCTGACGATAGTATGGAAAATGGGGCAGCTTAAGCAAAGTAGTAATCAAATTTAAAAAGCAAGGAGCTCAAGCTCCTTGCTGGTATGTTCATTCTCTTTTACAGACCCCTTAGCGATGGAATCATTTAAAGTAGGTCTTTCAAAAACGAAAGTTGCAAATAAAACATTCAGTTCAATAGCTTTAATCCATTTAAGAAGATTCTTCATATGAACCACTCCCTTTTTAATTTTTTTCGCTAAGGTCTGATTGGTCTGTACAGCATCAGGGAGCGACGCCTGTAAAAAAGAAAGAACTTAGAAAGAATATACCATTTTTTTACTTTATAGTAAAGATTACTTGGAGGGATAAACGTGAAATACAAGGAAGCACAGGCTGAGTTGCAAAAAGTGTTTGATCATCAACAAACAGTTAGTGTTCCAAAGTTAAAGCGACTGTTCCAATCATTAAATATATCGGTAAAGAAGCCATTAGGGAATTCAAACAGAGAAGTATCGTACCTGAAAGGTGAAATATCTAAATTAAAAAAGGAAAATAAGCGATTAAAAGGGGAGGAGGAAACCTTGCGATAACCAGTATGTATAAGGAAATGGTTTGCAAGGTAAGAGATCATTAGAAGGCAAAAGGTTTCGACATACCCTTTGTTATAAGTTGGTAATTGTAATGTATATTAAACCTACTACAATATATAAAACCATGAAACTTATAAAACATCCAAATGATCGTTTATTCTTAGTTCGTCTATTCATTATGTTACTCCTTGTGCTATGTACTAAAGACTACATTATATACGAATATATGGAATTGTTGCAAAAAAATTAAAAGATTATCTTATTAGTCTATTAAAGTAAAATATTTGAATTTTTTGATGAGAAAAAGATTTTCGAGTTAGCTCATTTTGAAAAGAATGAGGTAAATCGCCAGCACTAAGAAAAACAGCTATTGGGGAGGATATAACAATGGAAATCATGGTTGGTCAAAATTACAAAATCACATCAGATACACTTAACATCATCTTAAATAAAAAGTATCTCAAAAAGGATAAGGAAGGCAATGTAACTGAAGAAGAAGCTTTCAAGCAAATTGGTTATTACAAAACTCTGGATGGAGCTTTTAACGCTCTCATAGAGAAGGAAATCAAAGGTAGTGATGCAATTAGTCTTGATGAGTTGAAAAAGCATGTAGCAGGCGTAAAAGAAGATATCTTTGAGGCTTTGAAGTCCGTGAAGGTTGAAAGTATGGTAAATGTGTAAAAGACGGTCTTATTGCACACAGCTTAATGGGGTCACCGAACGCTTCAATTCCAACACCGCAGCCACGCTCGTGACTTATAACGACTTAGCTTTCGATTGGCCCCATGAGGGATAAATAAAAAAGACGCTCTATGGAGACAAGAGCATCTTCGTGGTGCTATAAGCGGATTCTACAAATTTTATTCTAGGTATTTAGTATTTAGAACATAAAAAAGACGCTCTGCCAGGAGCATCTGTGTGATAAAAAAGAATTTGTTACAAGGTAGTCTCATTATACACTACCTCTTGTGAAATTGAACCAGGAATCTCTTCCCAGTAAATCTAATGAAATTATAACATGAGGAGGTATTTTCTGGTGAGTGTAAATATAGAGAAAATGACCGCTGAAATAGATTTGATGGACAATAAAAAAATGTATGTAGTGAAAGATGGCCAGCTAATTGAACATGATCTACCGGATTACGGAGAAGTTGTTGTAACAATGATTAGTGGAAAAACTGCTTTCATAGATACAAAGGTTAAAAGAAAAATATAGATATTCATCAAAAATATAGTAAAATCAATATAAAAAGTTAAGAGGAGAAACCATGAACGATAAACAAAAATACAAACAATTTACTATAAATAGTCCAAGTGATTATATCGTGTACTTGCGACATATTATTATCCAATCTCATAAATGGATGAAAAGGTACGACAAGCATTTAGATTACTTGTCTCGGGTTATTGATGAATTAGATTTAGAAAATAATGAAAAGCTATCAATTGATAGTGAAATATATGATGAGCATAATGACAAAATACAATATGCTAACGGAAAATTAGTCAATCTTTATGGAGACTTGGCTTCAGGAGCTATGTCTTATTATAAATTTCGAAAGACGCTTTTAAAAAGAAATACCTTAGTTAAAAGCAAATTAGGAGAGCTTTCAGAGGAGGTTTCAAGCGCCTTAAAAGATTTTAATATAGCTAGGAATTGGGGTATGCATCAACCTGAATCTTTATTGAATGCACATTTAGAGAACATAGGTAAGTTGTGGAAGCCCCAAGAGTTGAAAAAATACCGTAGTGTTTTCAATCCGATCTGGGTTCCTTACTTTAAGGAAGTAGAAGGGAAATGGTTGTTGAGCCTTTACGAAGAGTCAACTCATATGAATGAAGGATTTAAAATTGTTTATAATTCTATGATTAGTGATTATTCTAAATTAGTTGGCGCTGAAGCCGTAGTTAAAGAAAATCATGTAGCAGTTCGACCATTTGAAAGTGAATTTTTATTACCAAAAACTTCAATGGAAATGCAGCGAGGAGTATATAAAAAATAAGAAAAGCCTTAACGGAAAAACCGAGGGCACTGAATGAACGCAAAGCGTTTGTTTAGTGCTCTTTTTTTATTTTGTAAGGGGGTAATTACGATGAAAGTTAAAGTGGAGAAGGATTATTGCAAACGGTGTGTATGGCAGCAAAACGGATTATGTATGTTCCAGCGTTGTGTAAAAGGATATGGATTTGTAGCAGATAAGCCAGTTAAAAAGGGGGCTAAATGATGGGAGCAGAGCAACTAACGTTACTTGAGCCATTGGATGAAAAGCTAGTTCGTCAAACGGTTATAAGAGAATTAAAGAACTATAGAGCATTAAAGGTACAGCTAGAAAATAAAAAGGAAAGAGAGGAAGCAGGTGTGGTCGGCCTGTTCCCTGTTCTTCGAAAAGAAGATAACCTAGCTGGATTGAAAGTTAAACAAATTGAACGTGCTCTTGAATACTCTCTTGATGAAATTGAACGTGAAATCATCCAAATCAAGTACCTGGAATCAAAGCAGACAAAGGATATTAATATCTACATGGATTTAGGGCTAAAAAAAGAAAAGTATTATGAGAAGAAAGGTGCTGCCATTTTAAACATTGCTACTTCGCTAGGCATCATCTAATTCCTCAGAAATTTTTTCCGACAAAAACCCGACAAAATCCAGAGAAAAAAGGGTCCATTTTGGGGGCCTTTTTATTTTCCTATGAAAGGTAAGATTTTCTTATAAGCCAAGCGCTTATGGGAAACGTACCAGTCCCTTACAACAGGTATACTCGGTCAGCTAGCAGCTATGGATTTTCATAGCCAAGCACTTAAGTTTGCGGAGGTTGACGGCGGGGACAGGAGGTAAAACACTCCTACAATTATTTTTAAGCATATAGCGTAATGGGGTGTTAATTAAAGGGTTTGCTCCTTTAGTGTCGAATTTACTTTTTCGTAATACATATTTAAGGGGGCGAAACAATGTTAAATAAATTAAAGAATTACCAGTCAAGTAAAGGTGGTACAGTAAACGAGTATTTGCAACAAAAACATCCTGATGGAAAGTGGATTGAAAAAGATAATGAATTAATTTACGAGGCAAAGGTTGCTCATTTACCAGTTAAATATCGTTGGCAGATAATTGATGGCCAGTTTGAAGCGAGTAGTGGTAAATCCATATCACTTACTCCATTATTAAATAAAAGAAACAGAGAGATAGCAGCTAGAAGAGAACAGCTCTCTGAAAAGGAATTAGAGATTTATGATTTTATTAAACAAGATTCTGAGGGTGATGATGAAGTCATAAAAGAATCTTTCAAAAAGGCTTCAGAAAAATTTGATGTTAGTGAAGAAGAAGCTGAAGAAATTTTTATTAAGGTGGATAATTGGATTTATCAAACAAGCTAAAAATATTTTAAAGGCATCCTTTTGAGGGTGCTTTTTTATTTTGAGAAATTCAACTTAAGTTAATCATTCAAGGTTAATTTAGGTCGAATTTATTTCATGTTAGAAAAATTATGAGTGAAATATACTTCTAGAAGTAGGACAGGAATTGCTTTTTTCTTATGTGACCTTTAGGAAGGTAAATTTTAATACTAATAAATAGATTAAGCACTTTAATTAACTTTGTAGAATAACATGCGAAAAACAATTAAGGGAGTAGTAAAATGTATTATCCGTATGATTATAGGAATTGTTGTTCGTGTTTATGTTGTCCTCAAGGGTGTAGTTGCTATTGTGGAAATGATCCCACAGATAATGGTTGTACCTGTCACTTGGATCCGTATATTAAATTAAAGTACAATACTGTACTTTTAGAGATGAAAGGAACGAACGTTCCTCTAATGCAATTAGCTGTTTTCTTTGAACATGCTTTTCCTGAGCAAATTATGATTCCTGTTCATCTAACTAATAAACGAGTTAGTTTTGATTTTAGAAATCAACGTGTTAAAGACATCATTCAAAAGTTGGGGTTAATTCCACTCAGAGGCAAACTGATGCCTCGTGCACAATCGGTTGGAAAAGGAAAAAGAGATTACTGCTGTAGAACTTACTTTATTGATAGTAGCACTGGAGCGAAACATTTCATAAAAGATCATAACTATTCTTCATATCCTCAGTTAGCTAAAGAAAGATGTCAATTATATGCTCTAGAAGATGGAGCAAATAGCTCAGAATATGATGAGGGACATTGCTAGCTTTAACATGTTAAGTGTGTAAAAAGCACCCCTGGAGGAGGGTGCTTTTTATTTTGAAAAAATATGTTAAATATATCCTTTGTCTTATATAATTGGGACAGGGGGTGTTAGCATGAGTATAGCTGGACGTTGGGCATTATCTGATCCGGAACACTTTGATCCAAGTGATTTTCAACCTTTTCTAAGACATAGTGTAATTTAATAATTAACAGGAGGATGCTGATTCGTCAGTGTCTTGTTTATTGATAAAAGGTTAATTTTTAAGGGCGATATTATGGTGTTAACGAAAAATATTTGGTATAAAAAATAATAAAAACGCACTCATTCAGGGTGCGTTTTTTGTAGTAATTTATCAGTTGAAGAATGCAACAGATGAGAGCTGTGACCAACTTAAGCTTCTAATTGGTCTAATAGGCTTTATCTCTCTAATACTCTTAATAGGGCGTATACCCTTTATTGATTTTATAGGCTTTATACCTTTTATAGGCTTTATTGGTCCGCCTGTTGCTGATTCATCAAAGAATACACAATTCCCATTATTATCTCGTATCCATCCTTGGTCGTACCTACCAAGATGTTTTCCGCTAAAAGAATAAATGGAATCATCATAAAAATAAGCAACGGGCTCACCACTAAATAAATATATATGTTGATCATATGTGTAGGCAATCGGTCGTCCTTGCTTATCATAAAAAGTTTGTTCACTCATCTTTTTCACCTCCTGTTTTAACAATATTCGACAGTAAAAGAGGTATTTCCTCCTAAAAGTTGATATAATTAGACAATAAGGGAGAGTGAGGAAATGCCAGAATGTAAAGATTGGATCACCTATGTTTTAACTATCATTGGTATTGTTGTAACAGCTTGGTTTAGTTATCGTGTATTAAAAGCTACAGAAGCAACAAATAAAGTTACTGCAGCAACTCTTGAATTGAGTAAACAAATGAATCGTATTGAGGAGGAAAGAAAACAACAGTTTGAAAGAAACATGAGGCAGCTGTTGCTTCCGAGATTATTAAAACAATCAAATGCAGCTTATCATGCTTGTGTAGGAACTGAGGCTATTATAGTTCATGAACAATTACAAAAAGCACCCACTGAGTTAGGTGTTCCAGAAGAAGAACTAGCTAAATATTTTCCTTCCGAAGAAATCGAGATGATAAATAAAGCTTGGAATTCTTACTTAGATTACAGAGACAAGTACTTTAGGTCGACCTACTCTGGAGATGAAATTCAGCAGTTGATAAATAAGTCATCTGTTGTAATTGAGAATTTCTGTAATTTGATTAATATGTTTAAAAATGGATATGGCTGTTCTTGATATTGAATTATTCGACGAAATAGATTGGATTTATCAGCGCTTCACTCACTTGAAAGCAATAATACCGAGCAGCAATGAACAAGCAATCAGTCTTCAAGACATAGGGTTATATGACATCATGTTTAAGGAGTTTACAGAAAGATATCAACGTTTATACAGTAGGTTATTTGATTAAGCACTCAGTTTTAAAGTGCTTTTTTATATAGGGCAAATAATATTATTCTTAATAATCTTAGGGGGTTTTTTATAATCTCAATTTTAAAATAAAAAGTACTTACCTTAATAAGAGTTTAAATGTGAAATTTGAAAATGTTAAGGAGGGTTAAAGTATTATGAAAGATATGATAATTGCGTTTGTTATACTTTTAGTTATTGCTCTACTATTATTTTATTTATTATTTTTAGTAGTCAAAAGTATTCCCAAAAGTGCTCGTTATATTGAAATCGCAGGTTATGCAATACTTGTAATTTCTTTGATTTGGACTAGTGTTGTCAATACTACTGAAGATATCTCAAAGGGTAGTGAATACATAAATCTAAATGAAAAACTCAATCATTTATGGTATTTCAACGCAGATCTAAAAGATTTTGCTCAGGATAAGAATGCTGAGGATTTAGCTAATGATTATTTTGAAAGGAATAATTATTGGCAAGAGAATCATGTAAATGGTCAATTTGTGCATGAACAAGAAGAGATTGCTAAAAAGATAAATTATGGATTATTTGCATTATCTTCTTTATTCATTTTAGTAGGAAGATTAGAGGAACTTGTCAATAAAAAGCCAATTAGTCAATCTACTAGCAGTATTAAACTTAAGAATAGAGCGAGGAGGTACAGAAAAAGAACAAATCCCAATAGAATAAATAATTTTAAAAAGAGAAATAAAGGTTAATTAAGAAGGGGAAATATGAGTGGAAACAAAGAAATGGCTAATTGGTATTATTGCATTAATGTTTATATTGTCAATTCCCGTACTGTTTGTAGCATGGGGAATGACTTGGAAATGGACTAGCTTTGCTCCTGGGAAAACGGATGCCTGGTTAGGTTTTTGGGGTGGGTATTTGGGAGCGATTATAGGAGCCTTAGCGGCTGGGGCAATTGCCTATTTTGTTGCTCGTAGACAAATAAATCTACAAGCTGAAATAGATAATAAAAGAGAAAAGCAATTTTTAGTAACGCAATTACGTATCGAGAAATATCAAGAAGCGTATTCTCTATTATCTGATTTAAATAGGGAATTTGCTATTTCGCAGCATTTAGTACTTAATTATTTTCATAAGAAAATCACTTTAGAAGTATTAAGAGATAAAGAGGATCAATGTCAACAAAATGTTATGATGTTAACACGGAAAATAAATAGTTTAGAGCCTTTTATTAAAAATTTAAAAGAAGCACATGATATTATAAAAAGCCGTTATTGGGATATGGGTAACATAATATATGATGGTTATACTTATCCGGGTAGCAAGAAAAGGTTTGCAGATGATACAACGATAGATACATTTAAAGAGGTATCACACGAATTAATGATGTACACTGTTAATTTTTGCGATGAAATAAATGGCTATCTAAAAAATGAAGTAGATAAATTGGAGAGAGAGAGCTAATTATAGCTCTCTTTTATTTTTCTATATGGAGGCGGTGGTGATGTAGATGGCTAAAGGTAAATACGAAAAATGGATAACCGAAGAAGGACTAGTTTTACTGGAGGGATGGGCTAGGGACGGCTTAACTGATGAACAGATTGCTCATAACATAGGCATTAGTCGTTCAACATTAAATGATTGGAAGAAGAAGTATCCGGACATTTCGGACGCCTTAAAAAAGGGGAAAGAAGTAGTTGATCTTCAAGTTGAAAATGCTTTGTTAAAACGTGCATTAGGTTACGAGTATGAAGAGGTCACTCAAGAAAGTCAGTGGAATGAGAAAGCTAATAAATATGAGCTTGTTGTTACAAAGCGTGTTAAGAAGAGACAGGCACCTGATACTACTGCTCAAATCTTTTGGCTTAAGAACCGTCGTCCAGATAAGTGGAGGGATAAGCAAGACGTTGAGCATACAGGTGATATGGATTTAAACATTGTCATTGATTATGGTGAGGACAATGACTAAGGTAGTTGTTGGCTTTAATAAAGGATTTAAAAAGATTAATGGCACTAGAAAACGATATCGCTTATTTAAAGGGTCTGCTGGTTCTGGAAAGTCTGTTAACATTGCTCAGGATTTCATTCTCAAGTTAATGGACCCAAAGAATAAGGGAGCAAACCTGCTTGTTGTTCGTAAGATAGATGCTTCTAATAAGGATTCAACCTTTGCTGAGTTAACAGCTGCTGTTGAGCGAGTTTGCGGTGTTAAGTGGCAAAGTTATTGGAAGGTTAAGCAAAGTCCTTTAGAATTAGAATGCTTGATTACAGGTAATAAAGTTATTTTTCGCGGAATGAAAGATGTTAATGAACGAGAAAAAGTAAAGTCCATTAACTTCTCTCGAGGCAAATTAACCTGGATATGGATTGAAGAAGCAACAGAGCTACAAGAATCGGATGTAGACATCCTCGATGACCGATTAAGGGGATTGTTGCCGAATAGAAACTTATATTATCAAATGACATTTTCTTTTAACCCAGTAAGTGCAAACCATTGGATTAAGCGTAAATACTTTGATATTGAACACCAAGATATTTACACATATTCAAGTACTTATCTTGAAAATCGTTTCATTGATGAAGCTTATCACAGACGTATGATGCTACGTAAAGAACAAGATCCAGAAGGCTATAAGATTTACGGCTTAGGGGAATGGGGAGAGCTTGGTGGTGTTATCTTATCCAATTACTCTGTTCATGACTTTGATATTGCTTTTGAACGATTTGATTCTATGCACCATGCCCAAGACTTTGGCTTTAACCATGCAAATGCATTACTCACGGTTTCTTTTAAAGACGGTGAGCTTTTTGTGTGCAATGAAATCTACGTACACCAAATGGATACAAACGAAATTATTGAATCCGCTGATAAAAAACAAGTCGTCAAAAGTTTACCGATGTATTGTGATTCAGCTGAACCTGACCGTATAAAGATGTGGAGAGACGCTGGTTATAATGCAATACCTGTTCATAAGAACCAAGGTAGTGTAAAAGCTCAAATTGATATTCTCAAAGGATTAAAGATTCATATTCATCCTTCATGTGTGAATACAATCAAAGAAATTCAGCAGTGGAAATGGAAGAAGGACCCGAAATCAGGTCTTTATCATGATGAGCCAGTTGAGGTGTTTGACGATGCAATGGCTGCTCTTCGATATTCAATTGAACCATTACGAGTTAATCAAGAATACAGCAATATTATGCTACCTACTATTGGTGGATGGAAAATGAAGGGGGTGAACGAATGAATATTATTGACCGTTATCGAAGCTGGAATACAAAAAGAAAGACTAGAAAATACTTTCACAATATAAGTCGTGCTATTAATTCGCGTTTGGAGGGTGGCAGACAAACTCGAGAGAAATGGGAAAAGCAATTCTCCTGGTATGAGGGAATTATGATTCATCGTAGTGAGTTTCGAAATAAAGACGTTATGGAAAGCCTGAAGCTCATTCGTGATTTAAATCCAACAGCATCAATGGCTATATGGAACTTTCTTCGCCTATCCAATACAGGTCATGAACTTGAGTGCTTAAAGCCTACAGGCTCCAATGACAAGCAGGGGCTAGATTATATTAATGATCTTGCTAAACGTGTAGGGGCTTTATACGGCGGTGGTACTGATCAGTTAATTAATGTGTTACATCTAACTGCTTTTACCCAGGGAGCTATTTGTTTAGAGGTTGAACTGAATGAGGGCTTGAATGATGTCGTGGATTTTCACGCAGTAGATCCTACTTCTGTAGATTTTCGAAAGGATAAAGAAACAGGTGAAATCCAGTTAGTACAAAAACAGTCCGATGGTACATACAAGGTGCTAAATCGGGAGCAGGTATTTTATCAGCCTCTTGATCCGGACATTGGAGATCCTTATGGACGTTCTCCTATTTTGCCAGTGCTGCAAGTTGTGTTCTTCCAAACCGAGGTATTAAAAGATTTAAAAGCCGTGGCCCATAATCAAGGTCATGCAAGATTTGATATCTCAATTGTTGAGGAATCTATTCTAAAAAACATTCCTCCAAGCATTGCTTCCCAAGGTGAACAAGCAGTACGTCAGTTTGTTGGTAAATACATTAGTGATATTGAAACTGCTTTTAATAAATTAAAGCCAGACGATAACTTTATCCATCCTGATAGTGTGAAGGTAGAAATGACAGGTGGTACGAATGGAAAGTCAATGGACGCTACAGCTCTTATTAATATCATTAATCAGCAGCTTGTTGCTTCGCTAAAACAGTTACCTATCTTGCTGGGATTAAATGAGACGAGCACAGAAACGCATGGCACTGTTCAATGGCAAATATATGTGGCAGGGATTGAAAGCATTCAGCGAGGTGTTAAGCGTGTTATAGAGCGTGCCTATAATGTTGCGCTGCAAGTACAAGGCAAACAGAGTAAAGCTCGTTTAACCTTTAATAAGTTGCGTACAACAGACCGTTTTCAAGATGCTCAGGCTGAACAGATTGAAACGAATACCTGGATAGCGAGAGTCACTCAAGGCTGGGCGGATAATAATGAAGCCTCAAACGCTGTTGTTGGTCATGATGCAGTCGCTGAACCGCAAGCGCCTGTTTCCGCATCAACAGCTATTGCACGTTCAAGACGTGTACAAGTTAAGCGTCAACCCAAAACACGTGCCGATGATACTGAAGATGAGTATGTAAAGGAAATGCAAGGTGATTGGGTACCTGAAGTGGCTGTCCTAACCACAAAAGCAGCTGATGATTTCTATAACTTGTTACAGAATCAAGTAGAAGCATATATCAGTAGACTTGAGGAAGCTGATACGCCTCCTACGCGTGTCTTGATAGATGTTCATAGGTTTATGTATTCCAACAATCGAAAAGACCTCTCAGACGTTCCTAAATCATTCATTGATTGGATTAAGTCCAATATCTTAACAGATGAAGGTGAGCAACTTGAATTGTGGGATGCAGCAGGCTTTGATTGGATGGAGCAATCAGCCAAAATAGCAGGGATGTACAACATTATGGAAATCGATACAGAGCTTGTATTTGATGATACAGACGATGATTTCTTACGTTCCTTGTCTGATCGTTCCCGAAGAGCTGTTGAATTGATTCAAGGTGTTACTGATGAACATGTAATAATGGCATTGTGGGACGTTGCTTTTGAAGGACAGTATAGTGTAACCAAAGCAGCTAATGCATTGCGAGAAGACTTTGCTTTCTCAAAAGGGAGAGCAAGAACTATCGCCCGTACTGAAATGGTAGGAGCTGCAAGAACAGGTCAATGGCATTCTGATAAACAATCAGGCATGGTTATCGGCAAGAAATGGAGAGCAGCATTGCAGGATAGAACACGTGAGGGACATCGAAAAGCTGATGAAGATCCTGCTGTATTATTAGATCAACCTTTTTATGTTGAAAATGGAGAAGGCCAGCTTGAACCTCTGATGTTTCCTGGCGATACATCATTAGGTGCATCAGCAGATAACGTCATTAACTGTCGTTGTTGGTATAAACGTATTCTTGAAGGTGAAGAGCATTTATTGGAGGGAGGTGAATAAGGAATGACAGGAGCTTTACATTTGCCAGTGCGCTTACAAGTAGGACAAGAACAGGAAATCGATTTAGATGCAATTAATCGTCATACCCTTGAGCCCGTATCAGCTGATGATATTTTTACATTCTCAGGTCTTTGCTCAAATGACCGGTTGGATTCTTATTTCACAAGAATGGATCCTGTAACCACATTACGAAACTACGCTGCTGATTTAAACAATGGTGTTAGTTTATTAGGAAACCATAATATCTATACAGCTCCTTTTGGACGTTCATATGGTGGTCAGTTAATCCAAGATGATACTGACAATGCAAATGCAGTGCGTGGTGATTGGTACATCCTTAAAGGTGTAAAAATCAATGGTGAGTCTACAGACGATACTATACGAGCTATTAAAGCTGGTATTACACGTGATATGTCTGTTGGCTTTTCTGATGAATCCTATCGTTGTGGTTCTTGTGGTCGGGATTTATGGGATTGGGAATGTCCACATATTCCGGGGCTAGAAGATGAACAAGGTCGAATGTCCTTTGCTTGGATTGAAAACGCTAGGCTTAGAGAAGTATCGACTGTATATAAAGGTGCTACACCTGGTGCTTACATCGACAAAGCGAGAGCTTATGTCCAACAGGGTGAATTAGAAGAAAACAAAATAGCGAAATTAGAGCAACGCTTCCAAACTCGCTTTGAGAGAAAGGATGGCGCTGCTTTTTTTATGCCTAAAAAGGAGGATAACAAGCGTATGGGTTTACTTGATCAAATTAGAAGTGAATTGAAAGAAGGAAAGCTTGAGAAAAGTGCTATTTATAACGTTTTATCGTCAGAAGGTGAAGTCTTTCGCCAACCAGAGGATGTTCAATTACGTAATGAATTGGGCCAGCAAGCCACCGTAGAAGGCGTTAAGCAATTGAAAGTGGAAGCAGAGCAAGGTCGCCAATATACTGCAGATTTAATTGACCAAGCTGTTGCTTCTCGTACACGCGCTCAAGGTGAAGGATTTAATGCTGAATCCTATAAAAACATGCTTGTACGTGCAGCTGATTTAGACTACATCAAGGATGAAATTAAAGCTTACGAAGAAATGGCAGAGCAACGTTTCACACCTGGTCGTCAAACAAACCCTGATGATCCTACCCGTGGTCACGGTGGAGGTAATGAAGAGGACGACATTATTGTTTCAGAATCATACAAAGGAGATGAGAAGTAATGTTTAACAAAGTAGGCGGTATTGTACCAGATAGTTATGGATTATCTCTCACTGTTTTTGCGCAGGATGCTACAGCGGATAAGCCTGTAAAAGCAGGAACACCACTTAAATTAGCAACTACAGGGGCTTATCATGCAGTTAAATGTGCTGATGGTGATGCTATTCAGCTAGTGGCCAAGCATACTGTTACATCAAAAGATGCGCCTCTTGGCGTTTATGATTACGGACATTCTCGTAACAATGAATTTACTTATAGCGGCACAATCGCTGTTGGTGATTCAGTCGTTACCGATGCAAACGGTGGAGTTAAGAAGGCCACAGCTGCTAACGGTACTTACGTAGCATTGGTTAATTCAAGTAAAAAGACAGTAGAAGTTCTACTGCCTTAATGGAGGGGAAAGTATGAAATTTACAGGCAAAATTAAAAATAGTCGTGGTGAAATCGTTGAATTAAAAAATGGATCAGAATTACGAACTGCTATGAAAGATTCAGCAGGGAAAGACGGGCGTATTGCTGGCCAAGCTGAAGAATTACTTAGTAAAAATAGTTCTGCTACTTTCCGTTCTTATCTTGCTTCTCAAGGCGTGACAGTAAAAGATGCTGTTCGGGCATTAGGAATTGAGGACATTAACTCTCAACAGGTTCGCGCCCTTTATCAAAATGACAATACAAAACCTTTGTTCAATGCTGTATTAGAAGATGGATTTCGTGAAGGTTTCCTAGCTGGTGGACGTTCTGATCAATTAGTTGGTCAAACAATCAGTATGGATCAAATGAGTTACCAGTACTACACATTAGAAAATAAGGACAATGATGATCTAGACCTAGCCTTCATTGGTCAAGGTGCTCCAATTCCAGTTGTAAGTATCAAATTAGATACAGACCACACTATTTTCGTTTACAAGCGTGGTGGTGGTATTGAAATCACTGACGAGGCAAAAGCGATGCGCTTTGATATGCTTTCTCTTCATTTACGCAAACGTGGTGTGCAAATTGCCCGCACTGAAGAAAAACTAGCTGTTCATCGTTTATTAAATGGCTATTTTAAAGATGGCACAGATGCAGCTCCTACGCTTGGAGTGAAAACTGCGAATGATTGGACACTAGCTGATATTTGGTATGCAAAACAATACGCATTTCAAAAATACGGTTTTAACTACACAAAATGCTTAATGAACTTAAAGACAGCAGAAAAGTGGGCAACTCAAAAAGAGGCGAATGGAAACTTCATTTTCCTTAATGAACTTAAAAATGGGGATATGCCAGATGTATTGGATTATCAGCCGTTTATTTCTGAAGATATTCCAGATGGCCGTATGGTATTAGTAGATCCTAGATTCGCTCTAGCTAAATATCAATTTAAGCCATTCTCTGTGGAAAATGACCGTGATGTGAAAACGCAGGTTGAGGGTTCATATGCAACGGAAACATCTGATTACATCCCATTTGACCCAAATGCCCGTATGATTTTAACTCTTGATGCAGCTAGATCATAAGGAGGGATAACATGGCAGCAGCCAATAAGAAAAAATATAAATTAAAAGACCCTGCTACTCAGTTCGCTGAGGTGACTAGTGAAGGGTCTTTTTCATTGGCCGGAGAGCAGGAAAAGGAGTTACCAAAGAATCCTTCTCGCGAGCTTTTAAAGCGTATTGAAGCAGGTTTCATTATCGAGGTGAAGTAACATGCCTTATGCAACAGTAAAAGAGGTCAAAGAGCGCGTTTCATTTTCTGAAATTGCTGCTCTTACTGACATCAAAATACAAGGATACATTGACCGTGCTACATCTTGGATTCATAGAGAAGCTCAACGGAAGTTTAAGGATGAAACAGATGAAGACCTGCTTGCTGATTTACGTACAGCTACCGTATTGCTTGTTGAGTACTTGTGGTACCAGGATAACCCTGATATTAAGGAGAGCTCATTAAGCCCTATCGAAACAGAAAAGGTAGGTTCCTACTCTTATACCATGAGGGATGTTCAAACAGTGGACTCCATCAAAGAGAGGGAGTATGAAGGCACGCGAACAGGTATTAAAGAACTGGACTTAATCCTTCAGTCTCTTAAACAGGACATTCCAACAGGTATTTCATTTTTTTCTATCTCAGGTCCTTCAAGTGGGTACGGTGTATGAGATTCGAACGTATTCTTAGTCATCGCTGCACAATTGTTTTAATTGGCCAGAAGATAGGTGAAACCGAGTATGGCAAGCCTATTTATGGTGAGGTACCTATTGAAAATGTTCCTTGCCGCGCTGATCAGATTAAGCGAAGAGCTTCTGTTGATCAGTACGGAGTGGACTTCATCACTGAAAACATTTTGTTTGTAGGTCCTGATAGACAAATTCCAAGTGATGCAAAGATAAAAGATATTCAGGATTTAAAAGGGAATGTCGTTTTAGAAGGCGTGTATTCACCTGAAAACGTAAGACCTGTTTATTCGAAAGTGCGTCTTCATCACTATGAAATCACACTTCAAAAGGAGAGTGATGGAAGTGGCGAAAAAGAATCTTAAGTTTGATTTCAAAATTGATCAATCTGTAAAAGATCAGCTATCTCCTGAAAAGTTGAAAGAGGCTAGGAGAAATGCTGTTACTGCTGCTGGAATGGCGTGGGCTGATGAAACGAAGGAAATTGTACGAGAGGATAATCATATTGATACATCCTTATACATTAACTCCATTGGGTACCTCACAGACATTCCGGCTCAGGACAAAACAGGAAAGGGTTCTCGTAAAGCTACTCAAAATGATGTGATAAACGAGCTCATTGAAGGTACTGACACAACTATCCTGTTAACTGGATCAGGTGTTAGTTACGCTGAAATCCTTGAAAAAAAATATAACATTATGGCTCGCGGATTAGACCGTGCTAGTGAAAGAATGAGCCGTGTAGCACAGGTTCAAATCCAAAAGACATTAGATTTATAGGAGGCACTCATGATTAAGTATGTAGATCCTATTCCTCCTATCCTTCGATTTTATAAAAGTCGAACAGATTATCATATAGACGCTAATACCTTTCAATCCAATATTAGTGAAGGATTATTGGTGCGTAGTGCTGGGGGTACCGGATTTAGTCGTATTCAGCTTATTTATCGGGCTTCAGAAGAGTCAGAAGCAATGAGCAAGCTTATTAACTGTGTCAACTTGTTAGAAGCTCAAGCAGCCTCCATACAAGGCTTACGTATTGAGTGGTGTGAAAGGGAAGGAAATCCTATTCCATCGCGAGATGAGGACACAGATAAGCCAGAAGCATGGTGCTACATGCGATTAGAACATTTAGAAGCATAGGAGGTCATTTCATTGGCTGAAAAAAATGAAAACAAAGAAAAACAAACAACTGAACGCAAAATTATTTGTAAGGGCCCCGTTGATAAAAACAATGGGGCTATTATTTTTCGCTTGCCACCTGAAAGAAAAGACGGGAAAGACTTCGATATTGCCAAAGGTCAAACGCTTGTTGTAGGTACAGATATTTCAGAAGAGGTAGCAGATCAATTATTAAACTCAAAATCTTGGAAATTTGAAGAGGTGACTAAATAATGAATGATATCTATAAAGTTGATTCAAAGAATTTTGTTGGTGGTCCAGGTCGTTTGGTTGTAGCAGAAATGAGTGTCGCAGCTCCAACAAAGATTTCTGATGTAATGGATTTAACAGATCCATTCTCCTTAAAAACAGGTTGGAAGGACCTAGGTGCAACAACTGATGGTATTTCAATTTCCCGTGGATGGGAAACCGAAGATTTTGAAGTAGATCAAGTTATGGGAGCAGCAGATACAGATGTTTCTAGTTTTGAGCACGGGTTAGAAACACAACTAGCTGAGAATACCATTGAAAACCGTCAATTGGCATTAGCTGGGGGCTCTATTATCGAAACACCAGCAGCAGTAGGGACTGGACAAGCATTAGGCGGAGCTCTTGCAGCAGGCGCTCGTATTGTCACATTATCAACTGCAAATCCAGCATTTAAGGCTGGTGGATGGTTACGTTTAGGTACAAGTGAACTTATCAAAATCTCTAGTGTAAATGGTACGACTGTCAATGTAGAAACAGCAGTAAGCAAAGCCTATACAACTACTGATCAAGTTTTCCCTGTTACAGAACTACCATCAAAGCGCATTGGTTACGGAACAGTGACAGATATTCCATTCAAGCGTTACGCGCTTATTAGTCAGAAAAAAGATGGCTCACTATATATGGCTGTTATTCGTAAAGCTAAGGTTTCAGGAGATTCAAAAGAGCAAGCATTTAACAAGGGTAAACGTGTTCTTCCATTCCAGTTACAAGCTTTCCCTGAAGACGGTGTAGCAAAAGAAGAAAACGTATATTACGAAATCGAACAAGCAATTTAAGGGAGGACTCATAAATGGGTGTAGAAGCAAAATTAAAAACATTAGACGTTGAAAAGAATCTTGGTGTGGTAACTCTTTCGGACGGAACGGAATTTTCCGTTCCGAGACTTTCTATGTTGAAAATTATTCAAATCGTAAAGTTTCTTGGTGTAGATGGAGCTAAGATTTATAGTCAAGCACGTGAAATATTGATTGATGATTCGTATGATCTGATTGAGAAATATGCGATTATCCTGGAATCTATTCAAGAAGCACAAGTGATGCGTATTTTCTCTATCATTTTAGAGCTGGAAGACAAACAATCTTTAGCATTAGACCCTAATGATTTATTAGAAATCCTATTAGTTCTTAGTGATAAACTTGATTTAAAGAAAACTTTTACTCTAGTCCGTCAGTTGATGAAGAAAATGTTCGATATCGATCTGCCGGACTTCAAGGAATTAATCGACAGAGCGTTCCCGGAAGCACCAATGGAGCTCATGGAAGAGAATACTTCGGAGACAGAGACGGAAGAGAAGCAGGAGAAGGAAGAGGCTACAGCTTAACCTGGGAAAGTTTCATTGATCAAGTTATTACTCAGATAGGGTTTGTTTCCTCTCACTACAATTACACCGAGGAATATGTTTTAGAGCATACACCTGATTGGATTCGTAGGAAGTATGAGCAAGCCCTAAAGGAGAAATGGGAAGAGAGTCGTTCTCGTATTACAGAAGGCGTAAGCAGTCTTATGTTGTTGGTTGATGGCTTGTTTAATAAAGGTAAAGGTAGTGAAGACATTCTTCCTTCCTCGTATGAAAAAGCTATGGAAGCTCAACAAAATCAAATCGTTCAAAAAGAAGAGAACTTTGTCAAAGGTTCATGGTGGAAAAAGTCTGGGTAATCCAGGCTTTTTTTAGTTTAGAGGGAAGGAGGTAAAACATGTCTACAGTTGGACAGTCAAACATTCAAATCACTGCTGATGATCAACAGGCGAGGAGAACCATTGGTGGTTTCTTTAGAGGTATGGAAGCTCAAGGAAGACGTTTTACGAATCGCATGCAACGCTTTGACCCTTTAATTGGAGTAACAAACAGTGTAAAGAATACACGTCAAACGTTAGCTGGGCTCCAAGAAGACTTCGAGGGACTAGGCGAAGGTAAAACCTTTCAACGTATTACAAAGTCTCTTAATCGCGTTCAAAATGGTCTTAAAACAACAGGTCAAGTTAGTCAAAAAAGCTTAAAAGAAATGCAAAAGGAAATAGAGCGCGTTCGTAGTACATTGAATGAACTTGGAGATGACCAGCCTTTTGAGGAAATGAGGGAAGCTCTTGCTCAAACAGAGCGTCAATTTGAAAGTTTTCAATCTACCACAAGACGCTTTCGTTTTAATCAGCTAGAGAATCTACCTGATCATCTTAAACCATTTCAACGAGAACTCAATGAATCACGTCGCCAAATGCGTCAGATGACTCAAGAAGGCACGAAGTCACTTGATGATTTAGCAGATGCAGCTGTTAAGTCCAGTGTGGGATTAGAGAGAATCACCAGTGTTACGAAATCTGGTAAGTCTGCAATCAAAATCATTCAAGATTTAGGCGATTCTACAAAGGAAACGCAGCTAGCTATTTTAGGGCTTAATAGAAATGGTACCGTTAAAATCTCTACAGAAGAAACAACTCAGCGTCTTGGTCAGTTCAAACGAGAATTAGAAGAATCTAAGCTTAAACTTGAGGCTCTTCGTGATGCTGGTGATTTTGGCTCTTATGAAGCTGGTATGCGTGTTGTAGAAAAGAAGTTGGCTGATGTAAATAAAGCGATGTATGCAGCTTCTAGAGGCGGTCAAGCCTATCAAAGGATGATTAACGAACTTGGCATAAATACATCTGATGCAGCGAACCAAGCAGCTATTGCTATGGAAGCCTATAAGGATAAATTTATCCGTTCTGTTGACTTGATGAATGCAAGGAGTAACCAATCTAAAAAGATGATGGATATTCTTCCTGAAGTCAGTCATTTTCAGCGAATAGACAAGTTCTTTTTAGGGATTGGCAATCGTCTTGAAAACATGGGTAAGCAAGGAACTGCTGCTAATATCGCTATCAGCATGCTTGGAAGGAATGCCAGCATGAAAGACCTCAATGACCGCATCATGTTAATCAATCAGGGCTTAATGCGTATGAATCAAGTAGCGTTAGGTCTAGGTGTTGTATTGGCTGGTTTTACAGCGGCTATGTTTAATGCTGCCAAAGGACCTGATATCCAATCAGTGTTTGAAGAGCGAGGAAAGCTCTTACTTGAATATCATCAACAAGTAGAAGATCGAACTCAAGAAATTATAGATACTTGGGGGCTTTTTGAGAAAGCAGAAGTTGAAAAAACAAAGCCTGAAACACTAATGAAAAATCTTCAAGGTCAAGTAGAAGTAATGAAAAATTGGTCTTCAAATCTTGATAAACTTGCAAAAAGAGGGATAGATGAGGGCCTACTTGCTTCGCTTCGTAAAATGGGACCTGAAGCAGCAGGGCAAATTCAAGCTCTTACTCAAATGTCCGGTCCAGAACTAGATAAGTATGTTGCTCTATGGAAAGAAAAACATGCTCTAGCTAGAACAGAAGCAGAAACTGAGCTAGCAAAATTGAAAGAATCTACCGTTCAACAAATCAAAGAGTTAGAAAATTCCCTAACGCCTCTTGGTTTATCTGTAGAAAATTTCAAGAAAACCTGGGCTGAGGCATTGGGTCCTTTTGTAGAGTTGTGGGGGAAAATTGCAGCTAAAGTGGTAGATGGGGCAACGGCTGTAGGGGAACTTGTTAACAAGTTAAATGAATTAAATCCTAGCATTTCTGCATCAGCAGGGATGTTTTTATATTTATTTAATGCAATCTCCTTACTTTTAGCACCTATGGCTATTGGGATAGGACGAGCAAAAGGGATGCAAGCAGCATTCGGTGCTGCATTTATTTTTATCAAACCTTTTGTTCTTGGATTCTTACGAATTGCAGGTGCAGCTACAGTCCTTTCAAGTGCTATGGTCTTAGTTGGCGGTACGTTCATTAAGCTGTGGAAGAACTCTGAAAATCTTCGTTCGGCTGTTATGAGCCTATGGGACATTTTAAAAGAAGCCGGAAGTGCAATTGCAGCTCCTTTTATCAAAGCCTTTCAAATGATAGGCAAGGAAGTAACTGCTCTTCTTAATAAAATGGTTGGAAGCGATGCTCAAAACATGGCTTCTTTTTGGCAATCTATCGGGGACAAAATCGCTGTAGGAATAAATAAGATTAGTGATGTCATCCAACCAGTTGCAGAAAAAATTGCGAGTGTGGTAGATGCATTTGTTGAGTGGGAAGGTTTCTTACCTGTTATTGCAGGTCTAACCACAGCATTTGTTACCTATCAAGGGGTAGTAATAGGTGTTTCAGCCGCAGTAAAAGCATGGAACTTATTACAGAAAGCATCAGCAGCCATTATGGGTGTCACCAGAGCAGCTATGATTGCTTATACCTTAGCTGGCGGTGGATTACAGGGAGTTATAGCTGCTGTAACGGCAGCACAACGAGCGTTAAATCTAAGTATGATGATGAATCCTATTGGTCTTATAATCGCGGCAGTCGCTGGACTTGTGGCCGCCTTCATCGTTGCCTATAGGCATTCTGAAACATTTTGTGGATTCATTGATAAATTGTGGAGTGCGATTAAAACCGGAGCAACATTTGTCTTGAACTTCTTTAAAAACAATTGGAAAACCATTTTAATTGCAATTACAGGTCCAGTTGGTATAGCAGTATCGTTAGTCGTAAAGCACTGGGATCAAATAAAGTCTTCAACAGTCACAGCGTTTAACTCAGTTATTTCATTCTTTAAACAGTGGGGACCGTTATTGCTGGCAGCTATAACAGGTCCAGTTGGATTAGCGGTTTATGCGGTGGTTAAGCATTGGGATACGATTAAAAGCGCGACAATTACAGCCTTCAACGCGGTGAAGAAATTCCTTTCTGACACATGGAATGGAATTAAATTAATTTTTACTGTTGTCGTAAACGCAATTGTGAAAGATGTAAGTCAACAATGGAATAGTCTAAAAAGCATGACTGTTTCTATATTTAACGCAATAAAATCTTTCTTAACGAGCTTGTGGAACGGAATTAAAAGTGTGGTCACTAGTGCTGCCAACGCAGTTTTTAACTATGTGAAACAACAATGGAATGCGCTTAAAACAAGTACTATTAATATCTTTAATGCCGTTAAGTCATTCTTAACTACTGTATGGAATGCGATTAAATCATTTATTGAAAATACAGTTACGGCCATTTTCAATAGGGTTAAAACAACATGGAATAATATTAAGAGCAATACTACATCCATATTCAATGCAATTAAAAGCTTTTTAATTTCATTGTGGGATAATATCAAGTCTCGTATTACTACAGCAGTTAACAACATTAGAAACGGCATTGTGAATGCGTGGAATTCAGTTAAGAGCCGAACAACAGAAATTTTTAACAGCATTAAATCAAAAGTAACATCTATCTTTGATGATATCGTATCAGCTGCTAAAAAGTTACCAGGTCGTATTGGCGATGGAATTAGAGCAATGGCTGGGAAAGTAAAATCTGGTGTAGATGCTGTTGGGAAAAAGCTAGCTAGTGGACTTGAAACAGTCATTAATACTATTACACAAAAAGGGATTAACTGGGTTCTTGGCAAAATTGGTGTAGATGCAAAGAATCAAATCCCTAAACTTGAGATTCCTGGATATAAAAAAGGAACCAAGTCCCATCCTGGCGGTCCTTTTTTAGCTGGTGACGGTGGAGAAGAGGAATTCATCAAATTCTCAGATGGTCGTGTGGCTCTTAGTCCTAACAAACCTACTCTGTATTATGGTGGTAAAGGAACTGAAGTCTTAAATGGAAAGCAAACTAAGCAATTCTTTTCATCCATCGCTGCATACAAGAATGGAACAAATAGGCTTGCTAATGGTGCTAAGAAGGCTAAAGAGTGGGTGCAAGGTACAGCTGGGAAAGCCGTTGATAAAGGTAAAAAAACAGCTAGTGCAGCAAAGGATAAAGTGTCGGATGTTATTGGTGATGTGTGGTCTTATGTGTCTGATCCAGGCAAACTCATGAAGAAAGTATTTGGTGCGCTGGACCTTAAAATGCCTGATGTTGGTGGAGTGATGGGCCAACTTGCTAAGTCAGGTGTAGCTAAAATTAAAGATGGTGCTGTCGGCTTTGTTAAATCCAAGATGGATGAGCTCATGTCCTTTATGGGTGATGGTGGATCTTACAGTGGTATTGGTGGTTATTACTTAGGTTCTCCATTTAGGTTGACTACCAATTTTACGCCTGGGGGCAATCCCAACGACAGAATTCACAAGGGCGGTATTCATAAAGGAATTGATTTAGCCGCACCTCTCGGAACAAAAATTCTTAGCTTAACAAGTGGTATAGTCAAACAAGTTCTAATTGGCAATAAAACAGCTGGTAACGGAGTTCGTATTCAATCAGGTTCAGACTTACTATCTTATATTCATATGATGAGTGCACCATTTGTAAAATTAGGGCAGAAGGTCAAGGAAGGTCAAGTTATTGGACGTGTCGGAAGTACTGGATTCTCAACTGGACCTCATCTTGATTTGAAGATTAAACGTAATGGATCTTACATTAATCCACTAACTTATTTACAAGGAAAAGCTGGTGGTGGCGGTAGCGTATCCGGTGGAAACTATGTCGGAAAATATGCGTCTATTATCCGTTCAGCAGCTGCTCGTTTCGGTGTAAGTCCTGCTTTAGTAGCTGGTATTATCAAACAAGAATCAAAATTCAACCCAAATGCTCGTTCGCCTGTAGGGGCAACTGGTTTAATGCAGCTTATGCCTGCAACTTCACGTTCTATGGGTGTTAAAAACCCACGTGATCCTCAACAAAACATTATGGGTGGAACAAAATATATTTCACAAATGTTACGTATGTTTGGTGGAAATACACGTTTAGGGTTAGCTGCTTACAATGCTGGTCCAGGTAACGTCAAGAAGTACGGTGGTGTTCCTCCATTTAAAGAAACACAGAACTATGTACGAATAGTTATGGCAAACGCTAGAGCTTTTGGTGCACAATTCAAAGGTTACTTTAAGGGCGGAATCGTTAAAATGAAGCAGCTTGCTTGGCTTGCGGAAAAAGGTACGGAGGCTGTTATTCCTTTAGAGAATCAACGTGACCGAGCATTGCAATTATTTAAATCTGTAGGAGAACATTTTGGGTTTGATATGGATGCACTTATGAATCCAAAGTTGCAAATGGCTGGAGCTAGCAGTTTCTCTAATGTTCAAAGTGCTATGACAACTATGTCTAATAAAGTTTCTCCTGAAGGCTTAAAGCTTCAAGGTAACTCAGGTCAAGTAATTGAAGTAGTGGTTCATAATCATACAGAGCTTGATGGTAAAGAGCTTGCCAAAGGCTCGCATAAATACATTACTGAATACCAGGAAAGAGATAAGCGTAGTAAGACTAGCTTCCAAAAAGAGAGGGGGTAAAGAATGGATTCCAATTTTACATTCAGAAATCAAAGAAGGAGTTATCTAACAGTTTTGCGGGGCAGAAAACGCCCTGCATGGGCTCCTGTAAAACGCAATCTTCTTACAGTACCTAATAGACCTGGTGCCTATCATAAAAGTACAGACGTCGATATACGGACGCTTGAAGTTCCAGTTCGTATTAAAGCAGAAGATATTGCTGATTTACAGAAAGTGAAAGAAGATTTAGCAGACTGGCTCATAACAGAGTCAGTCGAAGAATTAACTTTTGACGATGAACCAGATCGCTCATACTTTGCAATGATAGATGGAGAACTTGATTTAGATGAACTAGTTAATCGAGGGAAAGGTACCTTAACTTTTATTTGTCCAGATCCATATAAACACGGGTTAACGAAAGTTCAAAGATCAAACACAGGTACCCTTTCAGCCAGAAATGAAGGTAATGTTGAAGCTCTTCCAACTTTCGATATAGAAGTTGATGCTGACTATACAAACATTGATATCTCTAATGGAGACTTGATGAATCGAATTGGACGAGTTGTAAATATTGAGGATTATGCCGCAAATCGTCAGGAAATAGCACTTAGCGATTCTCTTTCCTCTCTCACAGGTTGGGCTAAAATAGAAGGTTCCGTTCATATTGATGGTCTAGCCACAGGAAATATGAAAGTAGATAATGGTCGTTTTATCCCCGGAGATTTCGGAAGCATGAATGATACGTGGCACGGTCCCTTTTATAAAAAGTCCCTTGGTCAAACGTTAACTGACTTTCGAATGGAAACCATTGTAGAGTTAGTAAATACAGGGGAAGACAAATTTGGGAAGGTTGAATTTTATCTTTTGGATGAAAGCAACCTTCCTGTTTGTATGCTAACAATTAAGGACGTTGATTCATCTGGAAAGCGTATATATGCAACGCTACGTACAGGTGGCGGTGATCAGGGCTTTAAAGATTTAATTAGTACTCATGGAGATAAGGAAGCGACTTTTTGGAACTTTTACGGAATGCTGAGAATTGAACGCACCCGTAATCGTTGGACAGCATATGTAACGGTTATTAACAAAGATACAGGCAAGCACGTAGCACGTTCCTTTGTAGAGTACTATGATACTGAGCAGCAATTTACACGAAATCCAGCTCAAGTCGGTGTCTACATGGCTCAATATGGGACAAGAAAAGTAGCCTCTCTACGAGCATACGATGTGAAAGTGTGGAAGCTTAATCTTTTAACAGAAAATCAGATTCCCTATATCGTGAGTGCCGGAGACGTTGTTACGTTTGATCATAAAAGTCAGGTCATTCTAATTAATGGCGAGCCTCGAATGGATCTAAAAGCCTTTAGTGGAGAGTTTTTTAAGCTGAGCAGAGGTATTAATACAATCTCTACAAATCCACCTTTACCTACAAAAGCAATTTGGAGGGAACGATATAAATGATTCATTTATTAGATTATAAAACAGATAATATTGTTGCCTTTTTAGAGAATAAATTAGAAGATGCAGTCCATTTACGAAATATGGACTTAGAAGAAACTTTTCGTTTTGAGTGGCCTGTAAATGATGAAAAAGCACAATACATTATAGGTCGTAATCGAGCGATTATTCCGGATGATAAAACAGGTTATCGTGAATTTATTATAAATGAATTAGATAAAGATGCTGACAGCGTAATTGCATATTGTTCAGCATCTTTTTTAGATTTAAAAAAGCAAAAAATCATTTCTCCTCAAACATTAACTGGCCAAACTGTTAAAACTGCAGCTAATTGGGTTCTAAGTGGAACAGAGTGGGAATTAGGAACCACTGACTATGCAGGCATACGCCAAATTACTTTTGAATATATGAACGCCTATGATGCTATTTTGCAAGTGAAAGAAACGTTTGGCTGCGAAATCTCTTTTCGAATTGAAATTGATGGGAATAAGATTGTGAAGCGATATGTAGACCTTGTAACAAGTCTTGGTAAGTTTGATGGGAAGGAAATCACCTTCGGAAAAGATTTATCTGGCATCCGTCGTAAAGTGAATTATGACAATTTGGTTACCTCTTTAGTTTGTATTGGCCCTGAAAAAGAGGACGGAACAAGGTTAACTGTGACTGTAGAAAATGAAGCTGCTAGGCAACGGTGGTGCCGCAATAATGGAAAGCATTTAGTAGATCTTTATGAACCTGAGTCCAGTGATCAAACCATGACAGTGCAAAGGTTAACCTCTCTTGGTCTGACTGAATTAAACAAACGAATTATGGGATCTATTGAGTACGAAGTGGAACAAGTCACATTAGATTCAGTTTTAGGACTTGAACATGAGAAAGCATCTTTTGCTGATACGTTACGTATTAAAGACTTGCATTACGTGCCTCCACTGTATTTAGAAGCTCGTGTAACAGAAGTTGAACGTCCTATACTAGATACTTCTCAAAAAACATTTAAGCTAGGAGAGTTTGTAGAGTACTCACAAGATGAAGTAATGAGGATGAGCTAATCAAAACATGTAAAGTTAGGGGGTGTGACTATGTACAAAGTAGGAAATTCAGTTGAACAGGTCTTTGGTGGGGCCATTATCAAGCAAGGGGACCGTACACCCTTAGGATTTAACTTTAGGGATGAAAACGGCGAGTTGGTCAGTCTTTTGGGTGCCACTGTTGACGTGAAATTAGCAAATAGACAAGGTGTTGTCCTAAGTACAAGAGCTGTTGTATCTGATGAGTATACGGCTACATTTTCAATTGGTACCAGCGATATTACAGGCGCTGGAGAGATGCGCATTGAATTTACAGTTAATTATCCTAGTGGGATCAAAGAGAAGTTCCCTTCTGATGATTGGCAACGTCTCAAAATCACTTCTACTTTAGATGATGTTGGGAAAACTGGCGTTTCATATATCACGTTTGAAAAGATGACTGGAGAATTTCAAACACAGTTTAATGCCCTCAAATCGGATGTATCAAAAGAAACTGAGCTTCAAAAGCAACGGATTGACAACTTAATCAATGCCGTTCCTCAACCTTCAGAGGTAGTCTATGCACGAGAAGACGAAAAGGGAGTTGTGCATCCTAATTTAAAGGGGCGTATTGACAGTATTATTGATACTACAAGTGCTGAACTAGAAAACTTGAAGAAAGAAAATTCATTCCTTGTAAAAAACGCTAGTGCTACAGGGATACCATCAAATGCAGGAGCACCAACATTTAGCAGAGCGACAACTAGAGATTATAAAGGGCGAACCTATCCTGCTAATACTCCAATTTATGACATGGGAGGTCTTTTAGTTGATCCTTCTTTTCCTGAGACCTTCACCATTCCTACCCCTAACGTGCTTAATGCAAATGAAGGGACAGTTGAAGTAGGGATTATACCGCTAGTTTTAGCAGATACAATGAACTATTGTCGTATTGATTTTCCATCTACAGGCCGTTTTTTATTGTTTGTGAGTGCATCAGGAAGGGTTTCTTTTAGTATAGACGAATGGGGTGGTGCCTCTATATCGACTGCTAGCGGAGTTGCTAAAGTGAATGAACAATTCACCGCAGCTTTAAGGTGGAATCATAAAGCAAAGGAATACACTCTTTTTGTAAATGGTCAAAAAATAGGGGTTCATTATTATGATAAAAATGTAAAAGGAGAATTTGGAACCATTATGTCAGTTGTTCACAATTATCCCGCTATTGTAACCAAATTACGTTTTTCCACTATCGCACGTTCGGATAAGGAGTTGAAAGCGTAATGGCAGACAAATACCCAAGTATGACAGCATTAGAAGCCGATACTATTCGAGGCGTTGATTGGGATATTATCACCGTTGACAATCACAATTCAGTATTAATTTCAGGTATTCATGGTGGTGGTATCGAAGTTGGTGTAAGTGAGTCGGCAACACTAGTGAGAGAAATGGGAGATTATGACCTTTTTCTCTTTGAAGGATTAAGAAGCGCTAATAACTCAGAATTGCACGTGACTAGCACTAACTATGATGAGCCAACAATGGTTAGTATGGTCACAGATAGAAAGCAACATGTGGCTATTCATGGAGCCGCAGGAGATACAGCCATTATTAATGTAGGTGGTTTAGATATAGCTTTACGCAATACAATTTGGGAGGAGTTAGTGAAAAGAGGTCTTAATGCTAAAATAGCTCCAAATGCCATTGTAGGGGAAGAAGTGGACAATGTGAGTAACAGAAATAGACGTGGTGGTTGTTGTCAACTTGAATTGACTAGCCAACAACGGAAAGATTTCTTTTTAAATGGGGATTGGAGTAAGGTGAAAAGAACAAAACGTGAAAACTGGACACCTACACTATACGCATTCGCAGAAGCAGTTGTAACAGGCGTTGAAAAAGTAAGAAACTCTTATCAAAACGATAGATACACGTCTTATTTAATGGATTTTTATAATAACATTGATTTTGGTGATGATGATGATATAAGCATCACGAAGTATAATGAAAGAATCATTCATTTACGACTATCTATTTCAAATGGCGTGGCTACTATCATCTATCGAAAAGGAAATGAGTATGTCACAGATGTTGTTTCAGACACAAACGGCATAAAAATTAATTTTAAAAATGTCCCAGTTGGCACTGTACCATTTATGAGTTTTGTTCCTGTTAGTTCTGAAGGTTTAAAAACAACAGCAGGGATATACGCGAACTATCAATACCCTCGTCAATATAACTCTAATTTTGTGTTAATTGGATTAAAAGAATCAACTAGCTCAAATACTCACATTCCTATGGCAAACATAGCTTCTGGAGTAGCTGAAATAAAAATAAATTTATGAAAAACGCCTAGAGCGTTATTTTTTATGCCTAAAAGGGGCTAACCTAATATGAAAATCTTTTTTTATAAATTCATGATATGCTTATTGAGAATAGCGCAGATAGCTAATTATGGTTTTGGGATATTCATTAATTATGTATTGAAACTTAATCGTAAATTCAAAAAGTTAGCTAAATAATTACAAAGATTAGAATAAAAGTATTTTATTGGTGACTAGGTCTTTATTATCATGTAAATTGATTAATGTGAAATGAATTTATATGGTAAAGGGGGTAAAAATAATGTCGGATATATTAGGATTAGGTCAACTTAGTAGTAATAGTTTAGAGGTTATTAAAAGTATTTCTTGAAAATTTATTATAGAGAAGTAAGAGGGCTGATACCAGTCCTCTTTTTCCGCTATAAAATATGACCCCTATCGAAGTTGGAACATATGGCGACATACCTATACATTAAAAAAATAAAGGAAATAGCTCCCTTTTTGTCGAAATAACCAAGTATAAAAAAGGGGGTTAATTTATCTATGAGAGGTATTGTAATATCTCCTGTAAAAATTACAGGTAAAAATAGTATAACAGTTAATGGTATTGACCCAATAAAACTAAGACAATATCTATTGTATTGGGATAAAATCGATTTTCCCCAAAGTAACATAATTGGATTTGGCAGTTCCCCAGATGTAGAATATCTACAAAATGTAGGTATCTTAAAACAAACAAGGATACAAATCCTTTTAAACGGCGAATTGACTGACCTTTACTTAAAAGGGCAGTTACAAGCATTGAAATTAAATAATGAAGCAGAAAAAGGGTGTTGGACATTAGGACAAGAAAATATAGATTTGGTTTTGCCAAAAAGCGATTCTGTAATGGAAAAAGGAGTGGAACTCAATTTATATAATAGCTTGCCTATTCCTTCAGCAGATGTGTCCTTAGAAGATATTCTTCTTTTTAAAGAAAAAAGAAAAGAAGAATTATTGGAGTTTAGATTTTTGATGGATAACTTCTATCAAGAATTATTGAAGTCTGGTGATTCTGAAAGGGCAATGGCAACATATATTCAGAGAATAGAAAAACAAATTGATGCTCTTGATAAGACTATGAAGGAATCTGTTAAAAGTACACTTTGGGGAAATTTAAAAGTTCGTTTTGATGTTGGTGAAATAATGAAGAATATGGTAATAGGTGCTGTTAGTGCTAATGCATTAAATTGGCCTGTTGCTGCTGGAGCTGCTGTAGGGATTGCATCGTCAATAAAACTTAGTTCAGAAGTGTTAGTTAAACCAAAAAGTATACCAACAGATTTAAAGGACTATGCATACTTATACTACGCAAAGAATGAATTGAGATAATAAAAATATACTCCTTTTAAAAGGGGGATTATAAATGAAAGGCGTTATTAGTAGTAAGGAAATAAAATTTGGTAAATTGACTATCACTTTTAGAATTATTGATTTATTAATACTTCTTGTATTTTTTGCTGCTATTAAAAGTTATTATGATGGAAAAATTCAGCATGCAATTTTCTTTATGCTTCTTGTCATTTGGAAAGAAATATATACAAAAAAAATTGATAAAGAATCTTAGGAATCCTTTCACAAGGCCTCTTTTTTATTATCATCAGATATAATAATGTAAAGTTTAGTAGGAACATACTGCGCAACAAAGATCTCTAATTGAGGTCTTTTTTTATATCTAAAGAGGGCTTATAACAGTCCTCTTTTTATTTTATAAAAGGGGTGAGGGAGATGTCACAAACGGCGGAGGCTCAACCAATGGATACAACACAGAAAGAGATAGTTGAAATGAAAACAGACATTAAATCATTGCAAAAAGAAGTACAAGAATTGAAACAGATCACCACGCGTCATGATGGTAGAATTCAAACCATTGAAAATATGTTGAACAGTATTAATGAAAATACTACTTGGCTCAAACGCACTATTACAAATGCAATTATTGTAGCTGTCTCTACAGGTCTAATTGGTGGCAGTATCGCAATTGTCTTTACCGTATTCAAGGGAGGAAACTAAAAATGAAAAAAGATATCTTTACATTACTGGGTGGTTTCCTAACCGCCCTTTTATTTTTCTTTGGAACAATTGGCGTGAGCTTTGAATGGTTCACTACGGAAAGTATTAATGCCTTTGTTATTGTTGTCTCAGCCTTTGCAGCCCTTGTAGTCAATATTTATGCCGTATGGAAGAATACACACGTTAATATGCGAATTAAGCAATGGTTACGCAAAAAAGAATCACAAAAGAAATGAGTCACTCTTCTTGAGTGGCTTTTCTATTATAAAAGGGGGCAATTATAATGAAAAAAATTTATGAAGATGCAGGTCATGGGTTACCAAACGATCCAGGAGCAGTAGGAAATGGGTTAAAAGAATGTGAAGTCGTACTAACTATTCAAGAGTTGTTCAATGCCTACTTATTGGCGAATTACGAAGGGTTTGAAATTAAATCGACACGTACTGATAACAAAACATTCCTTCCTCTATCTGATAGAGCAAGACGAGCTAATCGCTGGAATGCAGATGTTTTTATCAGCTTCCACATCAATTCAGCAGCAAACGAAAAAGCTACAGGGTATGAAGATTTTATTTACAAACATGCTTCGTTAGGTTCAAAATTTCTGCAAAACGTGGTTCATGAGCAAGTTGTTCCAGTGATTTGTAAATACAATGTTACAAACCGTGGCAAGAAAACAGCTAATTACGCGGTGCTGCGCATGACGAATATGCCAGCTATTCTAACGGAAACAATGTTCATTTCCAATCCAAAAGATGCAGAAAAACTCAAAAGCATTGAATTTCTAAAAGACTTTGCAAGTGCATATGCAGAAGGGGTTGCAAAATTCCTTGAACTAAAGGCGAAAGACAGCACACACGTAGTCGTTTCAAAACCTGAAGAGGTTCCAAAAGAAGAAACGAAAGCACCAGTAGAAACACCGAAAAAAGAAGAACTACCAAAAGTAACATCTTTAGGTGATAAATATTCATTCCAGGTAAAGACAAAGAAAACTATTGGTGTATATAGATATGCTAACTTAGCTGAAAAATTTAAAACTTTAAAAGAAGGTACTGTATTCTCTGTATATGGTTACACATATGCTGCTTATGCTGTTGGTGGCGGTGGATTTGTCCAAATGAAGGATGTTGAACCTTTATCAGTTACACTGACAACAGGAGGCTTGAGCAAGGACATGGAAATGGAGTTCCGTGCTTTCTTGAAAGGTGAGGGGATTGATACTGAGCTTAATGTATATGCAAAAGGTAATCCATCGGCTGAAATTAGAGTAGCTGGACTTGATCTTGTGAAAGTAAAGCAATTTCTTGATAAAAAAGATTGGTACTATAAATAA